ACAACCGGAATATTAAACAACGTAGGCAAAGCATCATCGACAGATTCCTTCGAGATGATTGTCTTGTTGACATTTTTACCAATCGCCATCACAAAACACTTACACAATGTGAACTGCTCGTTGATTGGTTTGACAGGCTTAATCTTAGCTTTGAATGTAATTGCAATTAGTTCTTTGCTCATTAGCCTATCCTCCTTAGAAAAATAACGACCCGTTCTGAACGACGATAATTGTCTCTTGGTAATTCTGCTCCCCGCAGAAGTTGCGGATTGCCTCTACGAGTTCGGGAGATTCCTCGAAACAATAGACCGTCTGGTTGCCGTTAACTTTTTCTTCTATATATGAAAAACCGCCATCACTCAAAGCGTTGGCGATTCTTTCATCGAATAACTTTATGAATTTTGTGTTTTCCATACCCACCTCACTTATTTGCGTTTGTATCATCGTCGCGCGTCTCTTCGCCCGCATCGCCTAAGTCATTGTCCGAACTTTGCGGTCTTCCGCCGCTTTTATCACTGGACGTATAAGCGCTCTTCAACGGACGCAGTTTATCGAACGGGATAAGCTCGCTCTCGAGATAAGTAAGTCCCTCGATGTCGCACTGTGGAATACCGAGCGTTGCCGCATATTGCGACTTGCCGATACCAAACGCGACTGCCTCTTTGTAATATTTCAAGTATTCTTCTTTGTTAAATACCGTAATAGGTAAAATGGTTATCTTAAACTTTGTGGTACCAGAGAACCCTACCTTTAAGTATCTGTTGATTACCTTTTCAACTTGCTGTACCATACCGAGCACATATGTCTCGTCGTTCTTAATAGCAAGTTTAGCCACACCGCTTGTGCTGTTCTCTCTGCCGTGCAGCAATCCAGACGTACCAGCCGTTGACCAGAAGTTTGCCACCGCATTTGATAAGTCATCGACATCTGCAACGCCGCTCTTGTTCTCAAAGCCAAATGCCTCAAACTCGAACGGAGATAGCGCAAGTCCTACATTTTCGCCAAGTGCATTAGCGATATGCGCATAATACTTGGATACAATGTCATCTGGCATAAGCGAATTGCCTTTATCGTCTGTCGGTACTTTTCCCGCGAGCATTTTATAATTCTTCAATTCCTTCGCGGTCTCTTGAAGCGCCTCGGTATTGGCAATCGTGTACAACGACGGCATAACTGCCGCAAATGGCGGTATAGTGTAATCTATCAACGTACTATCTGCCTTGATACAAACAGAAATCTCAACTGGAACTTCTTGCCATTGGTCACCCGTCGCGATGTAATTGTTATACATCTTCGTAAATTCCGCTGGGAAAAATTCAAGTTTGCTTGCAATCTTGGTCATATCGACTTTATACAAGAAGCTTCCATCACATATTGATGTAATTCTACAGTAATCGGGGTCTAATTGCTGGATGAAAGCAGAGTTGTTGTCGCTAAGCAAAACGCCATAAAACGCCCCGTCACGTAATGCGATGAGAATCTCCTCTCTTAAAATGTTAGGAATATTCATAAGCTCAATAGCTTTTGATACCTTCCTATACTGCTTAGCAAAATTATCTTTTACGGATCCGTCAAATCCCAGCGGGGAAATAACGTATGCACCGGTATACAATCCGGCATAATAGTTCAACAATCTATTATAGTGCATCGATGACAAATACATATAGTTCGATGCGTCACGCAAACTCTTTTCGTTGGATGAACTCGTTGGCGCTTGCAACCATTTGAGAATATTCTCCTTGGTGTAAACAGAATACGAGCGTGATTTTTTTGAAGAAGCATTTTGAGGATTATACGTAAGTTGACGCATTAACGCTTTCGCAAAATATAATGGCATTTCAACCATCTGTTGTTGGCTGTTACGGCTCGGATTGTTTCTTCGATTGTTTGGTCGATGGTTATTATTGCGATTGCGGTTATAATTGTCTTTCGCCATTACCTTCCTCCTTTATAGTTTCTGCTGATTTTTGGCGCCCTGAAGTTTAGCACCAATGTTTCTGTATTATTTTTAACTGCCTGAGCAGCTTCTCTCTCAATAGTCTTTGCTACGTAGATGTTGTAACTCAAACTACTGTATCTATCCTTTCGCATACCAGATTTTTCCTTTACTCTAATAACATTGTTTTTCGTCTCATATTCCAGATTGACAAGTTCATTTACGAGTAATGTGGTATGTATGTAGGGTAACTTAAATTGTAATGATTCGGGCGTTGGTAGTGAGGCGTAGCCTTTGATGATATTATGTAAATACTCGTCCGCATCGTACTCCGAAATAAGTAATCTCACTTGCCCTTGTCTTAACGCTTCGCGTAATCCAAGCGCGCAAGATGAGTTGAACTCGGGAGCACCCTTTATTGCCCAAATTGACTTAGGCGCATTTGGTACAGCACACCTCTTTGCTATCTCTTCATCATTACAGCAAGATAGCGCACCATATGTTTCGCCTGTTGACTGGTCATAGATGTCTCCCATTAAGGCGTCAACGACACCCAGCCCAAGACCTGTTCTGTCTATAACCAAATAATCGCAGTCAAACTCTGCGAACAGTTTACGGATAACAAGTGCCTGCGCTTCTGTGCGGAGACCTTCATTGTTTTCCGTGTAAACGATATTGTTAATGTACCTGCCCGAAGGCGTTGGTAACATTTGATTGATGAAAATTGATGTAGCGTCATTCTTATTCCTACCAGACGCCATCAACGCAATATCCGCCGAAAGAATTCTCTTCTCTCCCGCTCTCTTCGGTGGTATACGCAACTGCTTATCTTGATGCTTACCAATAATGTGACTTGGATAGAACGGATGCTGTATAACTCTGTTCTTGTCAATTTCGTCAAAGCTATATAAGCCACTACTTGCCTGAGACCAGAACAAGGCGCACATTTCCATATGGAACTGTACCTCGTTAAAGTCTGCTTCCGACATCTCGTCCTCAACCCTTTCTCTGTCGAGTAGGTTTTCCTTAATAGCAAGTTGGTATGGCATCGAGCAACAGAAATAACTTCTGCCACGCATCATTTGAACAACATAAGACTGTACGTGTTTATAACTCCAATGAGCCTCGTACCAGCAGCTGCTTGCGTATAATTCCTTCGTTCTTTCGATTGGGTAATTTGCATACTCTGGTTTGTCCATAAAGCCCGGATGTCTTGGAGACGTCAAGAATTTACGGAGGACGGTATCGATGGTATTTTTATCTACCATTCTGTACTCATCGACGATAAGTATGGTCGCCCTGTTATGGCGCGCGGAGTCCGCCGCTGTAACAACCTTGATGATTGAGCCGTTCCTGAACCCGACAAATGACTCGGCTTGGTTGGATTTTATCTCTCCTATCTCAAGCCTTAAGTTTGCCGATAGCGGCATAAGTATATTTTGAATTTTGTCGATAATTTCGATAGCCTGACCACGAGTTTTAGACGCAAGACAAATCGTTGTTCCGGGGAACAAGATGCAATAACACACACAAAAAATCGCAAGCAAGAATGATTTACCACCACCACGGCTTGCGAGATAGATTGAGTTAACTTTTCTGAACATCTCGTTGAGAATTATCTGCTGGAACTTCTTGAGTTTCAACCCAAGATAATCTCTCGCGAACCGATGCGGATTTGCCCTATAAAAAGACGCCCACGTGGCAACGCCATCCATTATGCGCGCTTGCTTCTCTCTTTTGATTTCGGCATCCGTTTGCCTTTCTGTCGCTGCTGTCATTGCTTCTTGTCTCCTTTACTGCTGAATTTTTCAAGTAAAGATATATCGACAGCATCGTCGTCGCCGTCATACGCAGGCGGCTTGACAGTATATTGTTCCATTGCCTTTCTGTATTGTTCTTCATTGTCGTTCTTAATGTCAACGACATGGCAAAGGTGACCGAAGAAGAATGTATCGATGTACTTTTTAATTCCATCGACATCTTCCCATTCGGGTTCAGCTTTAGGTAATGGTCTTTCTTGCTCGAACTGCTTAATCAGCGTTCCGAAAGTGTTTTGGTCTGTGAGATCATCATTAGTATTTTGACGCGGTTGAAGGTTGCACGAAGCAAGCAAGTCTTGGAATGCCTTCATTGCTTCGGTAACTTTGCCGCCGCCTTGTTGTGCCTTTTGAATATTGAGCTGTGAAAGGCATATCGTCCTTATCAGTTCTTCTTGTGCTTTGCTCTTACACTCAACGCGTGAGCGCCAATCTTCTTCTTGCTCTTCAAGCCACTCGTATTCCTCTGGCTTATGACCGTAGCCCCACTTTTTAATTATAGGTTTAGTAACAACAAACCCGCCTTGATTATTCTCCGACGAAGTAATGTCGCTAACTGTACGAATACGCACTGCTTCGCCAGCTTCGTGACGTACCGTGTCGAGATAACTCGTGCCACGACTACGTACTTGCTTCGTGTTAAGCTTAGATGGATAAAGTGATACCCTTGAGCGCCCCGGCTGAACGTGAACAGCCGTCATTGATGAAGCCTCTAAGTCATACGGATAGTCGAAGATACCGCACCAATGATGGAGCGCGTGCTCTTCATTGCCACTGTAGAAATCTACAAGGGCATTAAATATTGTTTCGGCGCAGCTTTTGCATATGGGCATATATCCGTTATTACCTTGCCATAAGATTGAGCTGCCCGCTTTAAGGAAATTCCCGTCTTGTCTTTGGTAGCTTTTGCCGCAGCAGGTACACACGTACTCACGTGATGAGTTGCTTTCTTGTACCCTTATCTTTGGCATCTGGAAATCACCGTTAATCTTGATTGGAGCCTTCGATAGTATCTTTGTCTGCTCCAACATATTACCCCCGAGGGGGCGTCCTGTGTTTTGTTCTGACATATTCCCTCCTCGTATTCCGTGTTGTCCTTAGAACAAATCGTCTACTTCGTCATCGTCCTCTCTGACTACGTAGAAGTTAATGGTTGTACTTGAGTCTTCGTGCCCAAGCAACTGTCTTACAGACTCAACGTCTTTGCCGTCTTCGACGACTGCTTGTGTCGCGCGGCTTGCACGCAGTGTGTGCGGGTGAACGGGTCTTCCAACTATTGGTGTAATCGTTGTAGTGAACCAATTATTGAAGGTCGTCTCGCCAATCTGCCTGATTTGACCGCCGTATTTCGTAACAAACATATACGGACAATCATCGTCGCCGCGAATGCGTAACCATTCTTTCATAGCTTCCATAGCTTCTTCGCCAAACGCAAGACGTCTTATCTTGCCGCCCTTACAGCGAATAGGCTTCGTGTAATACATTTTGATTTCAGTCGTAACATCGTTGCCGCTCTCATCTTTTGTCGTGCGAGACTTAATGATAGGCTCAAACGTTGCTGTGTCTTTTGTGAGCTGTCTGCTTTCCTCTCTGCGGCACCCCGCATCGAAAGTGAACAGCACATACGCGACCATTTGATGTTCGCCGCGTTCTTTCAAAACTTCCACTAAATGACGAAATTCCTCTTTGGTGAGAGGAATTTTTTCCCGAACTGTATTCTTCGGTGGTCTTTTTATGGATTTGTTAATGAAGTTTCTAAAAGTCGGGTAATCATCGTGGTAATAGATTTCTATGTATCCGTTCAGCGATGATATTGCCGCTCTCTTGTTATTCGTATCGGAAGATGAACAACCTCTGTTCACCATCCAGTTTTGGAATTTCTTATATTCAAGTGGTTTAATGTCAATCTGCTTTTTGTTTTTGAGATTATCTTTAACCCATACGAACCAAATCTTTAAGTTGGACTCGTAGGCTTTTCTTGATTTAGGAGAAAGCTCTACAGAATCGCTTAAAAAAGATTCGACAAGGTTTCTGTTAAACTCGCAGACTTCATTCCACTGCTCTTGCGTCACTGCTTCAAGTTTCTTCATGTGCCCCTCCTATTTTGTTAATCTTCTTTTACGTCAAGCAATTCTGACGGTGTAAACTTTACGAAGTCTCTCTCTGGAGTAACGAGCATTTCGCCCGTGCTTGGGTGTCTGACATTCTTGGCTTTAGCCTTCTTATGTTTGAATGCACCGAAGCCCGTAATGACGACGTCCTCTTTTTCTTCATAAAGTAAAGAACCAAGTAATTCAAATGCGTTTCTGCATATTTGATCCGCATCTTGATACGTAACTCCGTATCTCTCTGCGAATTTTCTGCTAAATTGTTTTCTGTTTACCATATCCTTATATTCCTTTAATTCTTATCCGCGGCGTTTTACTTCAAGCCGATGTCGTATAAGCATTTCACAGGTCTCTCGCGTGTCGTAATAATTACGCACTGCTCTGGTTCGCCTGATATTCTCAAGTCAACGCAGTGGTCATCCGTTCCGACTACGCAACCCATCTGCACAACCTTGACACCGTACTGAGTATCAAAAGCGTTGTGGTGACGGTGCGCCATAAGAACAGCATCTGGTTTCTTGCCCGTCATAAGGGTAAGGCTTTTGACTGCGTTCGACGGCGTGTCTTTGTCACCGTGTACGAGATAGAACAGCTTGCCGCCCCTCGTAACGAAAGTGTTGATTGAGTTGTCCACGTACCCGTCCTCGTGAATGGTTACACTTGGATTGTTCGCGAACATCATCTTTAAGCAGAACGGAACCATTGCATCAAGTTCTTCTCCGTTAAGATGTTCCGCTTTGTTTGGTGACAATCTTGAATGATTGCCCGAAACACTGTGTACTCTTATCTCGGCGAACTCACCCTGTAAAGCTGTGACGAAATCGCCAATGAACGTTATGACCGTTTTAATCTGTTCGATAACATTCTCATTGTTTTGCAAACGAAGATTTGGATGTATGAGCCCCGAGATGTTATCACCACCAAGTACAAGTTCGCAGCGCCGGCACTTGTGTACCGCTTGAATTGCTTTGACTTCGTCAATATATTTGCAAAGTCTGCCACGCAATACGTCAACGTTGTATGTGTTCCACCAGTTTTGCACTTCAATCCCCGCGTGCAAGTCCGACAAGCAAACAATCATATCTTCGTCGTTACTTATGACTGGTGTCTCTTTGTAATCGAGTGGTTCTATTTGCGCCGCAAGTCCGCGTTCAATCACTTCTAAGAATGATTCTCTGCGTGCCTGCTCTCTCAGCGACCTTTGATAGTCTGTTCTTTCGTCGCTTAATTTTTGACGCTCTTTTCTGACCTCTTCTTTTTCGAGGCGCAGTTGTGCGATGTACCCTTCGCTCGCCGTATCAACGGCATTTTTTTCTCTGAAGTAGTCCGCTACGAACTGACCGCCGAAGATTGTCTGGCTCGCTTTGCGAAGCGTGTCGCTGTGACAATCGATGTTATATTTGGCAACGATTTCTGCCCAATCCATATCGTTAGATCCATTGATTTTGTCCTTAATATCTTTCAGGCAGCTCTCATATTGCTCCCTGTTAAGACCATACTTTTTCAGTTCTTGGTCGATATCAATCAAGTCCTTTCCCTCCTTAATGGTAATCTGGTAACTCCCTACGGGAGTTGAATTTTTCTCTCTTTCCTATACGACAATAAATTTAGATTTTTTTAGTGTCTAAATATGTCGTATAGTAGGGGAGATTTTGATACCGCCATTTTTTGGCGGTGTATTTTATTGGGTTGTTTTTGTAAGTTTTTACATAAAAGTCTCGGATGAAGCGGCTCTTTTGAAGGAAAAATCGTAATAATTTTCGGTTCCTTCGACGTCTTCGACGAGCATATAAACGGTCTCTCTGCTCTCGTCAACCATCTTCATAAAAGTCTCGTCTGGCTTACCAAACATAATCTCAAACATCAGATTTTTAATGGAGCGGTTCTCTTTTTTTTCAACCTCTTTAAGAACCAGATACATCAAATATTCGTGTGATGACATCTTACTTATTGCGTTCTCACACTCTTGTTTGAGCTGCGCGGCTATCTCTCTGGCGAGTTGTTTGCCCGCTTTGTCCTTATCGTCATAGCCGATGTAAGTTTCGGTGATGCGCGTCTTGTAGAACTTAATCATTTCAATGATTTTGTCGCGCACGATGTTGTACGCACCACTCTTGGCTGTTGGCTTCTTTATAATATCCATTAAAGGAATTATATCCTTATTGGTTAGGCGAGCTTGACGATAGTTTGCGGACGAGATTATCTTCTGTAAATAATCCATAGGTGTCTCAAAATATCTGTACATCGTGTCGGGCGGCAGTGCATAGCCATTTTCAGTAGTGATCATCTTGAAGAACATTGGCTTTAACGTCTTACCGTCCTCTTCAATGTGGTACTTGCGTTTCAGGATATCAATTTCCTTGCCGCTGTCTATTGTAAACTCTTTCTTTGCTTTATCAATTTCAACTCCGGAGAGCACGTCGAGCTTGCAGATGTCCCAGTAAAGTTCTTGGTTCGCTTCGATACTCTTGCCGCTGTGCAAGCGTTCCCAGTACAAGCTATTGAGCTGTTGCGAGAGGTTGACTATCTCTCCTATTTTGTTAACACTTGTTCTTACATCGAGGTCAGCTCTGTCTGATGAATTGTAGCGGCGCTTTGTTTTCTGTGCGCTGACGCAGTTTGTTGGGACGAGGTACACACCATAGTTTTTACGAGCGGTCTGTATGAGCAATTCGTTGTCCGTAAGTAACATGGTGTCGCTGTCCATATCGGCACCGGAGAGCCTTTGCAGAATGTTCTCGCCTATCGAGTTGATGTACACAATCTCGTTAGTCATATTGAAGTACTTGTCAATGTTTTCGCTGGCTACGTTCTGGGCAAGTAGAATATTCCCCATCGTTACGTGAGGGCTTCGCGAGCCGAGCACGGTCTTGCCGTATTCAAATTTGTGGCTATGTATATTACCGATGCCAATCTCGCTGCTACCGTCGAATTGCCCTATCGCTTGCCTCAACAATTCGAGACCGTTCCCGAGTAATGTGGAGTAGTTTCCATTGAGAAGGATGTGTCCTCGTTTGAGATTTCGGAAGAACCCCTTGACGATGTCGTCGCGGAACTCTTTGTAAATTTTTGTGCGGCTGAACTTGTCGTTGATGCCCAATAATTTGAACACGATTTCATTCTTTGTTGTCAACGAACTCAGCTCCGCTTCTTCCTCCGCATTTTTGAACGCATAGCCGATATGATAACGCAACACCGCGGGGTCTTGCCGTATGGCGCCCACATAAGCCAGTGACGGCTTCAAAAGTTCTTCCACGTCTTTATACGAGAGTTGCAAAGTGTTCAGGAGCTGATAGTGACATTGAACCATTCTGCCATCAAAGAAGTGAGTTTCTTTCTCGTATTTAACGATACCGAAAGTGTGTTCAATGTTCGCCAGCCAGTCTTCAATAGAGCCAAACTTTAGATACTTTACGCTGCTCGGCGTGGTAATGAGTTTTACTTGAGAGATGTCTGTCGCAAGAGTGAAACCGTTGAGCTGTTCAACGCTCGTAATACCGTTGTCCGCAAACCATTGTTGGATATTTGCATTGAACGCGCACGTCTTGAAGAAGCGGTTACGCAACAATACCATTCCTTTGCTTGCATAGTCTCCAAACATACTCACATCGAGCAGCGACTCGCCATCCCAGATACAGTTTGTGACATCCACTTCCTTCTCACTTGCCACAAGCCGTCCGTCCTTTTCTTCTACGGCGATAACCTTATCTTTGAAACAGCTCTCAAAGTCATCGACGATAAGAATGTTCTCGGGTTCAATTATCATTGTGTCGATAATGCTGCTCATAGGTAATGCTATGTAAGCCTCGTATGACGCAAGGTCGATTGGTGCGCTGTCTCTTATGGTTAAACCACATCTATCCCAGCGCGCCATTCTCTTTGCGACCACTTCGTTAACGAACAAGCATTTCCCTACGCGGCTACTTCCCGCGCTTCTCTTGTAGCGCACATATTTGATGCCGTCACAAACAAACCCGTTCTCATATAGCTCTTGTCTTAAGTCTGCTTTGTTCTTAATAACCGGTATAGCGCCCGTGAGCTGATAGCACCCGTCGGCATATGTAAAGTACGTGGGTATCAATTCTTTCGGCGCCTCATTCAGTACTTCGACGTTGGTCTGAATGCCGACAATCAAACTGCCCTTAATGCAGACACCGTCGGTGAACACACAGTCTCGGAAATCGTAGCCGTCGCGCACATACACGTTTTTGCCGACTTTGTTAAATTCTTTGTATGAGTATGAGAATTTAACGTTGATAATTGTCTGCGTGTACTTCCGCTTGTTGACGACGAAATAGAAGTCTCTGCGGCGAACTGCCTTCTCGTATTCTTCTTGGAGCTTAATCGTGTCAAGGCTCCAGTCAAGTGTGTTCTCGAATTTGCGCAGCGAAATTGCGCCGTCTTTGTTCCTTATGTTATACCCGCTACCGTCTCCGTTGACCAGATTCATCGCGGCGTATATATCCTTAGATTCCAGTGATAAAATCCTTATTGACCTTGTCTTCATTTAGTCTCCGTTATAATCGTCTTGTTGCTCACGCACGAGGTCGTTATATTCCTCAACGCGCTCTTTCAATGATTCCTCGTATTCTCTACGCACAATGTTTTCCCCTCCGATGATGGGGTCGTAGTATTCACAACGTTTTCCGGCGTCAGGACATTTGTCCGCCCAGTAACAATTTTCGCAAGTCTTCATTTCTTGTTAGCCTCCTTATTTTTAGTCTTCGCTGCTTTTTTCATTTGGTAGGCAGCGACACCAAGCCTATTTACATTCCTTATATTGAATTTAATTTCTTTAAGATCGTTTCCTTCCGCCAAGTTGTCGAGCCACGTTTGGAGCAAGTATCGCATCCTGCTGCTCGGAACGTATACCCAAATCTCGTCTCCGTTTCTGATACCAGACCTGAATATCCACTGTATCAGAACTGACAGCGCGTACATATCTTGGTTGACTTCTTTGATGCCGAGCCGGACTAAATAGTTCTTCATCCACGGCATCATGTAAACATTCAGGCAGTATGCCAAGTGGTGTTTGTCAACGTACTCGTTAGACGCGCGTCGGTTGAACGTAAGGAAGTTGTTTGCGTACCCCTTTCCTTTTAGGTACTTTCTATATTTGTTGAGCGTAGTCCACATTTTGTCATTCACGCCCACACCCTTGTGTCTAAATATGTTGTATAAATTGTTTTGTAAAACAGCCAACTTCGGCTGCCCCGTTTCCCTCTCCGCTCTTTCAAACCATCCAGATGAGAGAGAGAAATTATCGTATCCAATTTCGTTGAATCGCTCGGAAGTATTGATATGGATTTTGCTCCGTAAATCCTGAGCTCTGTTCATTTCGCTAATCGGACAGAATTGGTAAGTACCGTTCTTCTTCGTGGTTCCTATAAGCTCGTACTCGATACCGTTCACTTCAAAGAAGTATTTTAAGAGCTGATACTCAAATAGGTATGTAAGCACGTACACATCAGAGAAACATTTGAAGACATCTATCGGCAGCGCCCAGAAGTAAAATGCCCCATCGTAGTTGACCATATCTCTCGACTTCGAGAGCCGCATCACTTCACTGAATGCTGCGCCGTTGTAGTCATCGTCTTCCCAGATGATATTGTCCCCTTCCTCTCTTGCGATATTGTTGCGCTTGAGGAAATCAATGTCTCCACGGTCTATGTCTACGGGCTGGAATAAATCGATTACTTCGTCGAGCACCAGTATGTAGCCTTGTTCTTTAATAAGGTCTTTAATCTCATCAGTGTAACAAGAGAACAGCGCGTGGGTACTTACAATATTCTTGCCGGCGGCGAGTAGCTTTGGCAAGTCGCGGATCTTCGAGAAGTGACTATCGTAAGTTTTCTCGGGGGTAACGAACCCTCTATCCGTACAAGCATTTTTAATACGGTCTACCTCGTTCAAATACGGTGTTACAAAGATGTATTTGTGCTCCGTGTCGGAGTTCATCATATTGATACAGGATACCGTCTTGCCCGCGCCGCACAAAGCGTCGCAAACTTTAACTTTCATTCGTCCTCCAAAACCCCAATCATAGGGGGTAAAAATCAAAAAATGCAACCCTGGGGGTTGCAAATCGAAAAATTTATCTCCTATGGTAGGGGCGGATTTTGGCACCTGTAAAAAGAAAGAAATAATAAAGGAGCAATTTTGCTACCATTTTTCCCTAATCGGCTGCTCGCTGTGACGCCATGTATGACGCTCGCAGTTAGCAGTGGGAACAAGGTGGCACTCACTCTTGTCGATTGCAGCCCGAGGGGCTATGGGTTTCAATCAGGCGAATATCTTTAATATCTCATTCACTTCAG